AATTCAGAGCCTGAAATCGAAGGCCCGCATCCTGCTTCTGTGGATCGACGAGGCCGAGGCGATCACCGAGGATGTCTGGGTGGTGATTGACCCGACGATCAGGGAACCTGGAGCGGAAATCTGGGTGACCTGGAACCCGGCCCGCGACAGCCATCAGGAAAAGGATGGCTCGGTCTCGGGATCTCCGACCGACTGGCGTTTTCGCAAAAAGCCGCCGGCCGGGGCAAAAATCGCCGAGCTGAACTACCGCGATAATCCATGGTTTCCGCCGCTGCTCGAGGTCAAGCGGCAGCAGGACCAGCGCGAGCGGCCCGACCAGTACGAACATATCTGGGAAGGTGCCTATGTGACGGCGCATGCCGGCGCCTACTATGCGCAGGGCCTGGCCGACGCCAAGCGGCAGGGCAGGATTACGGTGATCACGCCGGATCCCATCCTGACGACGCGCGCCTACATCGACATCGGCGGCACGGGCATGAATGCCGACAGCTTCGCCATGGTGATGTGCCAGTTTGTCGGCACGTCGATCCGCATCCTGGCCGGCTACGAGGCGCGCGGGCAGCAGTTCGTCGACCATCTGCACTGGCTGAAGGAACATGGCTGGGGGCCGCCGGTGGGTTGCGCCATCCGCCTGCCGCACGATGCCGTGCAGCATGAGAAGACGTCCCGCATGACCTATGAGAGCGTGTTTCAGGATGCCGGCTACAAGGACGTGTTCACCATTATGGACAGCGGCAAGGGCATCGCCAGGGTCAGGATCGAGGCTCTCAGGCGGCTGTTTCCAAGTATCTGGTTTAACGAGGAGACGACGAAGGGATTGCGGGCGGCGCTCGGCTGGTATCACGAAAGTGTAGATCAGAATAGATCAGTAGGTTTAGGACCATTACATGATTGGTCAAGCCATTATTGCGATGCGGCTGGATTAATGGCGATAGACTATCGGCCGCCTAGACAAGTAGAAATACCGAACTCTTTTCAAGCCGATTTAGCAAGGACCATCATATGAAATGTGCGGTTCAAGACTGTCAGAAAGAGGTGCATGGACGGCAATGGTGCAAAATCCATTACCTTCGTTGGCGTCGTTCAGGAGATCCCATGGGGCAGCGTGCGTTCCGCGGTGAACCGTTGGCGTTCTGCCTTAAAGCTGTTGCCGAGCACAAGGAAGGCTGTCTTCGCTGGCCATATGGCCGGGATGGTCAAGGTTACGCTCAAATCCGCATTGGCGGCAAAATATGGCCGACACATCGTTACATCTGTTCCGTCACGAATGGTCCACCCACAAAAGAACAGCCGGAAGCTGCTCATTCATGCGGAAATGGGCATTTGGGCTGTGTTGCACCAGCGCATATCAGATGGGCCACACATTTAGAGAACATGGCAGATAGAAAAGACCACCCACCATTTCACGAACGTTCGTTTCTGTGATACCCAATCATTTTCAAGAGGATCTTGCGCGGACCATCATCTGAGGGGCCAAAAACATGGCCGTTACCACGGAATTGAAGACCGGCAGCACCATTACCGTCGGCAAAAATACGATTGCCCAACCATATCTCGGGGTGACGCCACTGTGTACGGGCTCCGGCAACCAGCCGAACGCGGTAGCGATCGCCACACTCACCCCCACGGCGACAACTTGCGCCTATCTGTGCGGTTTGATCGCGACCGGGTCTGGTGCGACCTCGGCCAAGCCGGTGGTGGTGACGGTCGATGGCCTGCTCGGCGGTACCCGCAGCTTCTGTTACGGGTTTATCCAGCCGATCGCTGCCGTCAATACGCCGCTCATCCTGAATTTCGACCCGCCGCTGTCGGCGGCTGACATCAATACCCCGATCGTGGTCACCGTGCCGGCCGGCGGTGTCGGAAACCTTAACTCCATGGTGACAGCGTACGGATTTTACTCAACCATGCCGACGATCTAAAGGATGAATACACAGCCCTTCCTGTTTGGCGATGGCTGGATAGAAGTGCGCGACGGCAATGACAGCGCGCGCAACATTTTTGATAGGCATTATTCCCGATATCGCTACGCGGACGGGCGCAAGCCGCTGATCTTCGTCGGTCCCGGTGAGAAAATGGTCCTGCTGATGCCGGATGCGCTGGCTTTGTTCGTCTGGCGCAAATTCATCAGCGCGGATGGCCAGCAGGGCGTCAATTGCGCCATTTTCCGCAACGAAGGACCGAAACAATCGTCCGATTTGATCCGGCAGGCCGACGCCATAGCCGATGAGCGATGGCCGGGCGAGCGTCATTATACCTATGTCAACGCGAAAAAAATCCGCAGCACCAATCCCGGTTTCTGTTTCAAGATGGCGGGCTGGCAGTCATGTGGTATGACAAAGCGCAGGGGCTACCACATCTTGGAGCGATTTTAAGGCGTGACTTGATGGCCGACGACGAATCCCCCGACGACAAACCTGGTTCAAACTCTGGATCCATGACGAATGAGCGGCTGAAGGCCCTCATTGCCCGTGAACTGTCGATCGCCAGCAGCGACAGGGCATCGGCTTCCCGCCGCAATGCCCGTGCCCTGCGCTTCTACCAGGGCGACGTCATCAAGGATCTGCCCTCCTTCAAGGGCCGCAGCCAGCTGGTCTCGACCGATTTGTCCGACAATGTCGGCTGGATCATGCCGCAGATCATGCGGCTGTTCACGTCGGCCGTGAATTTCGTCGATGTTTCCCCGGTCGGCGTCGAGGACGAGAAGTGGTCCAGGGACGCCACGCTACTCCTCAATCACGTCTTCATGGTCGAAAACGAGGGCTACAGGATTTTACACAATGCCACCTGGGACAGCCTCGTCATGGGCAACGGCGTGGTGAAGACCTGGTTCGATCCGACGCCGGTCTATGAGGTGACCTATCATACCGGTCTTTCCCAGGAGGAATATGACGATCTGGTCGTCGCCGACGAGGAACTGGACGAACCGGACGACCCCGACGCGATCAATGTCAGCAAGGAAGACCAGATCGAGGTGCTGGCCAAATCGAAGCGCAAGGAAAAGCAGGTCACGATCGATGAGCAGACCGGTCAGGAGGTCGAACAGACGGTCACGGTCTGGGACTGCCGGATCCGGCGCCTGACGCGCAAGGGCCGCAACAGGATCATCGTCATCCCGCCGGAGGATTACGTCAAGAACCGCTCGGCCAAGACCTGCCAGGAGGCCATTTTCCAGGCGCATCGCGAGATCAAGACGCGCTCCGACCTCATTTTGATGGGTTTTGACCGCGACAAGGTGGAAATGCTGGCCAGGGACTCAGATACCGACGACGGCTCGTCCGAACGGTTGGCCCGCGACGAGGACGACACCGACAGCGACTGGTCGGGCCGTGAGGTGCAACTCTATGAGGTGTTCTACAAGGTCGACATCGACGACGATGGCATCGCCGAAACCGTCCGCGCTTACTATGCCGGCGATGAGGGCGGCAATGGCGTGCTTCTGGACTGGGACGAATGGGAGGACGAAACCCCATTTAATGACATTCCCTGCGAGCCCATCCCGCACAAATGGGAGGCACGATCGTTAGCCGACGAAAGTATTGACGTGATGTCGGCCAAGACCGCGCTTCTGCGCGGTGCCATGGACAACCTCTATAAGATCAACAATCCCCAAAAATTCGTGAAGGGGCAGCTGCTCAATCCCGACGTTCTTTTCAGTCCTGGCTTCGGCACGACCATTTTCGGAGAGACCAATTCCTCGATCGAGGAATTCACGCCGTCCTACATCGGCGACAAGATGATGAGCGGCCTCGAATACTGGGACCGGGTCACGCAGCGCCGCACCGGGATCGGCCAGCAGGGCGTCGCGCTCGACACCGACGCGCTTCAGAAGCAGACCGCCACGGCCTCCCAGATCGAGCATGACAGCGGTTTCAGCCAGGTCGAGATGATTGCGCGAAATCACGCCGAACTGGGCTGGAAACCGGTTCTGAGGAAGCTCTTACGGCTTGAAATCAAGCACCGTAACCAGCCGGTGACGCTTCGCCTGCACAACAAGCCGGTGACGGTCGACCCGAAAGTCTGGAACAGCGACCTCGACATCAGGATCAACACCGGGCTCGGCACCGGCAGCCGCGACCGCGACGTGGCGATGATGCAGATCGTGCTCAACAACCAGTTCACCATGGCCGACAAGCTGACCGCGGTCGGCATGGTCACCCAGGCGCTGAACCTGTTGCCCTACATGAGCCGGGCGATCATCGCGCTGAACGAGGCGACCGGCTTGAGAAACCCTGACAGCTACATGCCCGACATCACGACCGAAGACGTCCAGCAGCTGCAGCAGCAATTGCAGAGCCAAAAGGACCAGCCTTCCGAGCCGATGAAGATCGAGCAGATGAAGGCGCAGGCTTTTCAGCAGATCGAACAGGCCAAATTGCAGGCCGACCAACAGAAATTCGCCGCCCAGGCGCAGCTGGACCAGCAGAAGCAGGCCGCGCAAATACAGATCGAGCAGCAGAAGACGGCGGCCGAGGCGCAGATCGAAATGGAGAAACTGCGCGCCAGGGCGCAGACCGATCATTTGATGGAAGAGGCCAAAATGCAGGCCCAGGTTGTCAAGAACCAGGCCGAACTGGAAGGCGACACCGCCACCAAGGAGATGGAAAAGGCCATCAGGATGGAGGAACTCGCCTCGAAGGAGCGGATTGCCTTCGCCCAGATGACGAATAACCGAGAGATCGAAATGATGAAGTTGGGCGCGCTGTCACCCGACGACATGACGGCGCTGAACGGGGCCGCGCAGGATCCGGCCAATCGCAGACCGACGCCGACCGAGGTGCTGATCCAGCAGCTGATCGAGATGACGACCATGCTGGGCCAGGCGCATCTGATGCCGAAGAAGATTGTCGTCGACCCGTACACCGGCGAAAAGGGCGTCACGGTCGACCCGCATTTCGGCACCGATCGCAGTCAGGTGCAGTAGATAAGGAGATACAACGTGGCGTTGCAATTCAGCACAACCGTGAGAAATGCCATGCTTGACGCCATCGAGAGCGGCGCGGGCGCGGGCCAGACCACCGGCATCGGTGTTTCGGCGAAAATCCGCATCTGGGCGAGCACGATCAGGGCCAGTTGCGCGACGGCGGACGACGCCACCGCGACCAACATCCTGGCGACCATCAACCTCGCTTCCGACTGGGCCTCGAACGCCTCGGCGGGAGCCAAGGCGCTGTCGGGCCTGCCGGTTTCGGATAGCGCCGCCGACAATTCCGGCACGGCGGTCTATTTCCGCCTCTACGACAGCGCCGGGACCACCTGCCACATGCAGGGCACGGTCGGCACCTCGGCCTCCGACCTGATCGTCGACAGCACCAACTTCACCGCCGGGCAGACCTTCAACATCACCGCCTTCACGTTGACCGCGCCGGGGGCCTGACCGATGCGCTGCGTCATCCTTGAAACGCCGCAAAGCATCGCCTTCACCAAGCAGGCCGTGCTCGATTGCCTTGTCAAGGGAGACGCGCCGCTGTCCTTTCAGATGCTGAACGTTGTCGGCTTCACGCCCAAGGAAACCGCCGCCTGCGAGCAGATGCTGAGGCAATGGCAGACGACCGGGGCGGCGACGATGGTCGTTTACACCGATCAGGGCATCACGCCGCAGATGCAGGCGAACATTGATGCTGTGGCGTTGGCGGGCGGCACGACGGAATACCGGACGATGGCTGTTCCCGTCGAACGGGCGTGAACGGTCATGGCGATTGCGCTCGTCCAGTCGAATGAAGGCACCAGTGCGACCGCTACGACGACGGCAACGTTTTCCGTCGCGCCGACGAGCGGCAATCTCGTCGTCTTGTGTTTCGCCGCAGACGATTACAACGGCACCCCGGACACCGGCTGGACCCAATCCACCGGCATGGAGCAGCAAGGCAACAACGGCGGCTACATCTGGTGGCGGATATCGACCGGCACCAACAGCTTTCCGTATAT